TAATCACCACCTGCATTTACATTAATACGGCCACCTTTGGTAACCATATTGATATCGCCTGTGTCTACTTGTATATTAATATTTGCATTGGCACCTACGTGTATGTCGTAGTGGTTATTTTCAAAGCCATCTTTGTTAATGAATATCTTATGACGGCCATTGATAGTGATATCTGAATCTTGTTTGATGTTTACGTAATGGTCAGCGTCTATTAATTCGTAAGAGGAGGCCACCACTTTCTTTACAATATTACCACTGTTATCTATTTCATAACCTGTGCCACTCTTGTGTCTTTCGTGTATTCGTGTGTAGTAATGGTATTGGCCGGTGTACTCATCATATTCCCAACTGTCATCATATTCCTTAATGTGGCCTTGTTCACTCTCAAACACGTGGTTATATGGGTAAACGGCCGAGTAAGGTATAGTTGGCTGTGACCAGGTATCCGAATCACTTGCGATTATAGTTGATCCATCGGCCGCTGTCACTTCGTCAAAGTCTGCCGTTGGTATGTTTAGATTTAATTCTCTGTCGGCCTTACGTGTAGTCAACGAAGTGTGCTCTTTCTTTTCATCATTGACGGCCAACCTATTGGTATCTACCTCATTGATCTCACGTGGGTATACCGATTTCTTGTAGTCTTCCTCTTCCTCATCATCACTTCGTCTGTGTGGGTCGTAGAAGCCACTGTCAGGATTACCGTAACCAATCGGCTTGCCTGGTAAACTGCCAACTATGATTGGCTCCTGGTGGCCAGTACTGTCACGAAAATATCCCCATACCCAACTGCCTTCAACAAGAAAACTAGGAGAATGGCCAAGGCCTGAAATTCCTGGTGACCCATTACCCATAATACAAATTGCCCATGGTAAATCGGCCGTAGGTAATTCACTCTTATTGTCTGTATGATAACCTAAACAACGAACACGTAAACGGCCTGCAAAGAGAGGATCCATTCTGTCTTCTACTACACCTGAAAACCATGTAAAGTCTATATTCTTTCCTATAAAGTTTGCCATTGTTCTAAATTTTTTCCGATAAATGTTCTTTTTTAATTACAACACAATCCATTATTTTTGCCTATTTCTCTCCTTTGTACGCAAGAGGCCATTATAACGCTGGCATAGACTACATTTACAATATATGTCTTCCAATCTCTGCGTATGTCTATTTATTGTACTGATAAGGCCATTTCCTATAGACCAGGCATGCGCTAGCATGACTTTAACTCTGCTTACCACTATGTTGTTGCCTTCTCTGATATAATGTGATATATTCTCAAAGGCCGCCTTGAGCATTGTATCTATGTGTCTATAAGGGTTGTTCTCTTTATTGTACATTGTATTCTGTATGTTTCTTATCTATATTATACCTTTTACAGTGTTTTCTCTCTGTCGGCCATTGCTATGGCCATTGTTTATATCTATCGTCAAAGCGAGCGGAGCGGTCGGAAAACTCGGAGATTCTCTGAAATTATGAGAGAATACCATCGTTATTTCCTCCACTTGCCTCGGTAATAAGTGTATCGTCTAATTCGTATTGTAATATGTTGGTGGCCTCGCTGTTTTCTCTTCCTGTAAAGGTATCGTTGTTTTCTTCAGGATATGCGACCCTAACGGCGTCCTTCATACAGGATATGGCCATTGTGTGCATATCTTTAGAAGTATCTATTTTATGTCGTATGGACTTAACCAGGTAGCGTCCAGACATATATGGATCGTGGTCTAATGGGTTATCTACTCCTGCTGGTTCATATGACGGAATCTCTAGTGCAACTACATCACCACATGAGAGGCCAGTAAAACCTCTTGCGTTCAATGATACCTGCATAGCGGCAAAGGCCAATCTCTGACTTAATCTTTTTGCTGTATTTGTACCCTTTGGCTCGTCTTCTATATCGTTGTGTATCTTGGTTGTTGTAGACTGTAGATATAATACTGTTTCTGCGAAATCACTAAATTGTTTGCCTTCGTAATTCATTAATGGTGCAACTGACTTATTATCTGATTTACCACCATTACCATCGTGTTCAGTGTGAAAGTTCTTACTAAACTCTAAATTGTAATCGTAATCAAAATTAATAAACGTTTTATTCATAAGATCATGGGCTATAGTTCTACTTGCATATACACCGTTTCTTAAATTTTTTATTGTATCAAACTGGTTCTCTATTGTGAAACCATCCACTGTCTGCATTTCTTGTATAATATTGGTAATACCACTACCACCTTTTACAGATCGTGGTTTCTTTTCAAAACGTGCAACGGCTGGTCTAGCAGCGCCGTCTGTAATCGCCAACATATTCTCTAGTGATCTTAATCTATAACCTGTACTGTCTTCATAGAAAAACATACCACTATTATTATATCTACCTGCCTCAGCAGATTTAGATAATTCGGATATAAATTCAAATGGTCGTTTACCAGTCGCAACATATTTTCTTGTGCCTTTGGTTTCTTCTAGTATCAAAGTCTTATTAGATTTTAAATCAGTTCTAAAAATATCCATCACCATTTGGTCAATTGTACCTGTGTATACTCTATGAAGTTTATTCTGCTCGTTTGTGATTAATTCTTTAGAGGCAAAATGTAAAACATAACCTTGTGTACGAGGAGATAGTTCTTGTCTACCTGATATTTTATAGATGTACATAGGGTGGCCGGTCACCGATGTGAAATCAAAACCTTTTGATATACCTGGCGTGTTTAGTTTAAATTCTATTCTTTCAAAGCCTGTTAATGGTAAGTGATTGGCAATATTTTGTCCGTCTACCATGACTACATTGCCTGTAAGACCTTTACCAAATAGGTCTTCATAAATGTTTACTTCTATTACTTGTGATCTTACACTAACTTTCTTTGGTTCACTACCACCCTCTGCCGATACATAAGATATTAACTGTATGTCTGATAAGGCAAATTGGCCTGCGCTTGTTAGTGTGTCAGCATTGATTTGATTGTACATAATTATTCATTCATCAACTTATCAAATTCTTCTAGCAATACAGGTAAGAAACCTGGATTTATTAATTTGATTTTTCTTTTTTTATCTTGTATTCTTTCTTCATGTTGTCTATTAGATACAGATACGGCACCTGGCTCTGTACTATTACATTCTATTAGATGTGAATAGTCGTTTGATGATGTTGGTCCACTTGTTTGTGTAATCTCATAATGGTGTGTATCATCTGGATTAGAATATTTGTCTGCAATAAATGTTTCAAATGCTCTGAAATCTAATGGCCAATCATACAAACCATCTTGACTTTTGTTTGTCATTAATATTACCCAATGATATTGTGGATCACCAAAATGTTTCATTGATGTATCTTCAGGTCTCTCGCCATTAGGTACATCGTATTCTTGATATAGACTTGCCTCGTCAATTATCTTTTCTTTTATCTTGACTCGTCTGAATAAATCGGTAACTTGTTTATATGTTAAGTTGTCGTTAGTATAACTGCCTTTAGGGAAGTTTTCAAAGTATGCCATATTAGAAACCCTCCGCTACAGTTTGTTTAGTCATAATCTCTGTCTCGCCAAATGTTAAATCCATTTTGATAAGAGTTGGTGGTGCGCCTTTCTCGTCTGCAATTAGTGATGATACAACACCCTCTGGTGCGTAATCAATATTACATTCTTTTAACACACAACGGCTAACTCTTGGTAAATATGAGTTCTCGTTTTCTCTGTACATATATGTTATTTGAAACTCTGATGGTACATGAAAATAACCAACTTTAGCAAATGCATTTTGTTGCTCAGGCAACATATGAAATCTAAACAATTGTAAAATTTTATGTACTTGATCTTTTTCTTTCTCGTCTTTAGGTGCAAATAAGAAAGGAAAACTAAACTGTCTAAATGGTACTGATTGGAATATTGTTTCTAAATTAGGGTTCTTTGCCTGACCTAATGTCTTATCAAATAATTGTCTACTGTTTTCAAAACCTGGTATAATACTAGCAGCTGCAAATATAGCAGACTTACCTAACTCTCTACCAAGACCAGCAGCGCCTTCGCCGGCAGCCTGTATCTTGTTTAAAAAACCTGGATCGTTCATTATACTACCAATACTAGCACCTAAATCTCCTGCAAGTCCTGTTTGTGCGTCTTCATAACTAGCACTGTAATTAAATTTCATTGCCTCTGCTGGTGTATATAATATAATACTGTCTGAAATATAATTATGTGTATCACCAACTTTTGTCATAATACCACTTGATGTAGATTTTAGTCTTGATGATGATGTGATACCTTTTCTTTTTATATTTGAAATTCTATTACTAACATCGGAATTATCAAACTGATTATTAGAACCAGATGTTAGTTGACCGTTGTTAAATGTTTGTGTTTTAAATTTTGATGACTTGTGAGATACTATATCAAATATAACATAATGACCAGCACCTAGATTTGATGTTTCTTCAGGATAAAATACAGTACCATAATTATATGGATTGTTTACTGACTCCATATGTGTCAATGGTCCTGTTGACCCTATCTCTAACGGCGATTTGTTTAATAGTTTAGCCGCTACTTTTGATGTCTGACCAGATGAAGCAAATGATAACTTGCTGGCAATTGATCTACCAACAGCCGCTCCTATCTGACCTTTGATTATGTTTGCTACTTTAGATGTCCAAGCCATATTTAATTCCTTTATATATACTTGTATATTTATAACAGTTATGAAGAAATCTTTTAAGGGAAAATATACACCTGCCAACCCTAGTAAGTACGTTGGCGATCCAACTAATATTATTTATCGTTCTTTACTAGAAAGACGTATGATGGTGTACCTAGACAAAAATCCAGATATAGACCATTGGGCAAGTGAGGAGTTACCAATACGGTACTACAGTCCTATTGACAATAAATGGCATAGATATTTTCCAGACTTCATTGTAAGAACAAAACAAGGTAAAAAACTATTGATTGAGATTAAACCATCACGTCAATGTGTGCCACCAAAGAAACCAACTGGTCGCAAGACTAGATCATATATGCGTGAAAGTTTTGAGTATATACGAAATAAAGCTAAATGGCAAGCCGCTACCAAATATTGTAAAGACAATGGTGCTGAATTTAAAATTATAACTGAAAAAGATTTATCTTAAATATCTCGCCAATTATTACTTGACGTATTGATTATTGTTTCGTCTGGTTTATTATTTACATAACCTGACACAACTGTTCCTGATTGATTTTGTGATACAGTGGTTGGTGCATTATTAACTACTACAGTTTGATTGTTCAATGCGCTATCTTTTTGTGCCTGAGCAAACTCAACAGCTTTGTCTTTCATGTTAGTTGCTTTCTCAAATAAACCTTTAAAGAAAGATTTAACTTTTTCTTTAATTTCACCATCACTTTGAGGTACTATAGTTGTTGACTCTGTATTGTCCATTTTTTTCATTTCAGCCTTTGGTACATCTTCTTTTGGCATTTCTTCTTTTGGCGTACCTTTGAAATGGCTGTCTAGTTCATCAAAACCATCATTAAGACCAAAGTTCTCTGATTGATATTCTCTCTCTGCCTTTTCTTCAGGTGTTTCTTTTGATAAACCTAATAATTTACCTAAACGTGAGTTTCTAAACCAATCAAGTATCTTTTGAAAGAAACCAACAATAGATTTTATTTTAGCTGCAACAAATGTAATAGCACCTATAATCAATGCAAATTTAGCAACTAGAGCTAATCTAGCCAATGTAAAGAAACCACCAATTGCTTTAAGACCTCTTGTTAAACCTTTAAATGCTTTTAAGAATATACCACCTGTCAAGAAATTAACTAACTCAGCAGAACCTTTACCTGTTTCTTTCAACATATTAAACGATTCACCTATGGCTGCAAATGGTTCCATAAATGCACCTTTTAATTCTTCTACAAACATTGGCAATGGTTTACTTCTACCTGTGTCAGCAGTAGTGCCTGTAGATATATCAGTTTGTTTTTGTTCTTGAAGTGCTTTTAGTTCTTCTAACTTAACAGAATTTTCTTGTATTTTTTTCTTTGTGTTCGCCTGATTTTCATCTTTACCAAACATACGTGTTTGTAGTTTGTGAGCGTCTTTCTTTAATTGTAATTCTAGTTTTGTTATTTTTTGTTCTCTTAATTTTATGGCCTTTTCTTCTTGTTTGATTTCATGTTTAGATAATATCTTGACTTCTTTTGTTGTCTGATTAACACGTGCAATAACACCTTGCTCTCTTAATCTTTGTACCGCTGCCTCTGATTTAACGGCCTTTTCTTCTCTATCTTGTAATAGTTTAGCCAAGTCTTGATTGTATTCTCTTAAATCTAAACCTAATGATTGTACCATAGACTCTAGTTTTTTTATAACTCTGCCAAAACTAGTAATAGGACCTTTCTCTAAATCCATTGTTAACTCATTGATCATTTTAGGTATATTTGGTATAATGGCCTTTGTAGCACCTTGTATTGACATGGATGCTTTTTCCATTATTGATTTACCTAACTTGTCAATTGCTAATTGAGTTTGGTCGTTTGTTTGTGTGTCTACTGATGGTAATGCCATATAATACTATTTAGTTGATTTTGCTCTACTTCCTGTGTATAAACCAAACCAGGCAGCGCCAGCACCAACAACTATTGATACTAACCCACTTTGTTCCATAGTAGGTGCCTGTAGTTCCATATACCATATTACTACTTTGTATAGTAAGAAAATATATGTAGTGATGAATACTCTAGGAAATATTCTCCAACTGTCTATTGCTTTTGCAAGATCAATTAAACCTTGATATCTGTTTTTACTAGAGTCAACAGTATTAGTGTCAATCTCTAATTCTAAATTTACTTTTTTTGTTTCAGTTTCCATTACTGTTTCTCCCTTTGTCTTTTCTCGTTTTCTTCTTTTATATAATTAATTAACATTTGAACATATACATCACGTTCCCATGGTATCATGTTCTCTAAATCACTAATGCTATATTTATGATGTTGCATTAGCGAAAAATTTACTTCAAAGTACGCCTCTAGGCTGTTATGGGTGAGGCCAATCCGAAAAAATCTTGTAGACCACTAAAGGTCACTGTACTTTTAACACCTGTCTTTGGATTTGTGACTTCTTGTTCATGTCTCAATCTAGGCATAGTGTCAAAAAATACTCTAATTTTATCAAAAGCACCTTGTGGTAACTTTTCTAAAAAATCTTTCAGTTCTTCTTTTGTACTATCTTGTCCAGGATATATCTTCTCGCCTTCAAATATTTCATGTACACAACCAACCATTAAATCAAAGGCTGTGTCATAGTCGGCGTCTTTCAAGTTTGTTTTGGTCATCATTGACATTGTAGGATATTTGAGAACAACACCCAATTGCCTAGTGTCATCAATTACTACTTTGTTTGTATGATTATCATCAACTTGAACCTCAACTTTTGTTAAGTCTATTTCTATATCTGTATAAGTTGTCTTATCGTCTGGACAAATTACTTTAAATTTTGATATCTCACCAACTGACTTTGCTCTTATTTGTAAGAACATATACTCTATATCAAATGTTGGTAAGTTTTCTACATCTATTTTATTAAATGTACAGGCAGCCAATATTTTTTTAGTTGCCTCTTGTATTTGTTTTTCTTCACCTGACTCTAGAGCTATTAACATTAACTTTTCTTCTTTAACAAGAAAAGGTCTAAAACTAACTTTTGTGTCTTGTGATGGAAGAGTCAACTCATATGTCGGTGTTTCTATTACTGGTAATGCCATAATATTATCTCCTAATTATTATATATTTATTGGTGGTAGTTTGAACGGTGGGAACGCTCTACCACCGGTAATTTTACCTAGTGGTACTCTACGTCTCAAATTGTTCAACACGTCTCTACCTGCTCGTCTCAATTCTGGTGGTAGTTTACCTAATAAACCACCTAATAAACCTGAATTTTGTTTTACTGTCGGTTGATTAAATGTAGATTGACCTAATTCTATCTCGCCTTGTTTATCAAGAAAGAAATTAATCCAATACATAAATTTAAATGTGACAGAAAAAGTCTGTACTGTATTTTCATCGTGAGAATATTCTACTTTACTAATATTTGTTGGTAAACAATCAAACAATTGTACTGCATATGTTATATCGTCTCGTTCTTGTCTTGACGCAAATTGTCCTAATTGGTATATTCTCATGTCAGCAACATAATTCTTGTAATAGTTCATGTTAAAAGATTTTGTACTAAAAGCGGCAGACTGCCATGCTTCAAAGTATGATCTCTCTCTTAAAAATTTATCAGCATAAAATGTTGCTGTTATTTCTGCTGATTTAAAATCGTATGCTACGTGTCTTGCTGGTGTATTACCATGTCTAACTTCTTTTGTAATTATTTCTCTATCAGGCATTTCTATTGCTGAACAAAATGCTTGAACACGTCTACCATTTGCTATATGAATAGCATTCATATCGGCACTAGTTCTAAATGAACCATATGTTTCATCTGTCATTGATGAAGATACTGAACCTGCTGAACCATCAGGACCACCACCTAAAGATGATGGTAATTGAAACTCAACATAAAATCTTGCCTTACGAGCAAAGCCTTCGGCCTCATTGACCATTGATTGTACTCTACCCATTGTAGATTCAGGATTACCACCTTGTGTACGTTTTAATCTTGGATCACCGGTAACATTGTCTAATGACCTGTCTCTTGGTATACCAATTCTAATATCGTATCCGCCTATTCTTTTTCCGCCTCTTAAAATCGCCATTAATATGGTCTCCCTTTCTTAAAGTCAGCAATTGGTAAATATACTGCTAATGCAGCTTCGTCATAGTCTATCTTTAAAAATCTACTTCTCATATGACTATATAGATATTTCTTAATACAACCTTTTGCCAACGGTAACTTTTTAATTCTGTTATAACTTACATCAAATCTATTGCTACTGTTTACCTCACCACCTTGTACGTTAAACGTTTGTAATTGTGTCAATAAAGTAAATCTTTGGTTTGGTGGCAGATAATGAAAATTAATACCTGCAAAACCACCCTTTATTGTCTCTAGTGGTAAAACTAGAGGAAACACATCGTAATATGGCAATGTCTGTTTATATTTAGGATCATAAACAAAGAGATTTAATCTACCAACACTTGGTCTACCAATCAATTTATTCTGTCTAATTAGTTTTCTGGCTGTTATTCTGTCTGCAATAGACCCTACAGCACGTCTGTACCATGACGCTGATTTCGTAGCGCCATCAGCCTTATCAACTAATGTATCTAGTATACTTACTGCCATACGGTATATTTATAACGAAAAAAGGGCTACTATTTCTAGTAGCCCTTAAAGTATGTTGTCTAAACGGAGGGAACGGTTTAGGATTATTCGTCTTCAGCTAATTTACTAAAGTAAGATAACGTATCGTCATCATCACTAGCTGGACTTGTACTTTCCATACTTTTTACACTAGGTGCTGATTGTGCTGGCGGGAGCTCATCACTCTCAACAGTTTTAGTGCTTCTCGTACCCGATATAACCCTATTCAGCTTCTCTTTGAGTTCGTCATAGGACTTGAAATTATCAGGTGCCAAGAATGGTTTTAGAGGATATTGTTTTGACCAGATTTCTTTAATCTTGTCATCACCGTCAGCAATAGCCGACACTGCCTCAAATTCAGATTTATCGTAGTTCCAATAACCATCTACTTTTCTGATTTTTAGTTTAAAGTTTGCACCTTTCCAAAAATCAAATGGGTTGATTGGTTTCTCGTCTTCAAATGCTGGTTGCATTGCTTCTGTAATCTTATCAAAAATCTTTTTACCAAATTTAAAT